AGAGAAAAGCACGGCACAGGCTTTACCAGTCTCGCCACTGTAACGATTCTTGATAACCCTGACCCTGGTGGTGTTCCTCTCGATTGGGTCTTCATGCTGTGCTGCTCTTTCTAATCCTAACACCATATCTGCCAATTGTCCAATGCTACCAGATCCACGCAATTGATTCAAGGATGTTGCTGCGCCTTCCTCATGGCCTTTGCCATCCGGCCTCTTCAGGTGAGACACAACAAACAGGGACACACCAGTCTCTTGCACGATCATCCGCAGTTTGGTCATGATCTCATCCAGTGCCTTGCGCTCATCAGAGTGATCCTGAGCAGAAACCACAATGCTCACATGGTCTAAGAGAATATAACGGCAATTAAGCCCACGAGCAAAGTAGCGAACCCGATTGATAATGTTATCGATAGCAGTGCTACCAAAGCAATCATAAAAATAGAGTCTATCAGATCCGAGTGTTTTGTCAAATGCTTCTCTCTTTTCTCTATCATCTGCTTCCACCTCTGATAAGTGTAATGGTTTATTGATCGCCAGCGACATCAGCGATAGTGCAGTTCTCTTCACCGACTCCTCTAAAAACATGATGCCGATGTTATCTTGAGTCTCGCACAACAACTGCCAAATAATCTCCCGCATGAACTGTGACTTACCAAGGCCGGAGCCAGCAGTGACCACCACCAATTCTTGCTGCCTGATGCCACCAGTGACGCTATTTAGGCCCACATAAGGATAGTGTGCCTGTGCCTTTGGCAGCGGCTCCATCACTAGTTCAAATAGGTCAGCACCGGCGATAATTCCATCCGGCACAAACTGCTCTGCTGCCCACCACGCTTTCACAAAGTCAGCAGATTTATTATCGGCAAGATAATCACAGGCATCTTTGTAGCCTTGTCCCATCTTGACTATCTTGACTTTGCTGCCGAACAACTCAGCGACACCGGCTGCAGCCTCTCTGCCAGGATCATCAGAATCAAAGGCTAACACAATGTTGTCGAAACTGTCAAGCCATTCATACTGTGCCTGACAGTCTTTCACGGCAGACTGAGCACCATTCTTGATGGACACTACCGGATATTTCGATCCCATCATTTGGTAGGCCGCTAGTGCATCAAGTTCACCTTCAACAATGGTCACAAACTTACCACCTTTGTTCCACATCGCTTGTCCGAACAAGACTGCATCCTTGATATTTCCCTGCGATCTAAATGACTTGTCAGTCACTACTCTAATCTTATGTGCGATGTCTTTACCGGCAGCATCGGTGTAAGGATAATAATGCTCTGTCCCTGATTGCCTGACACCGTAGGCCTCACAGGTGGCTTTGGTGATACCACGCTCAGGTATGCTCAGGAAATCCCCGCCAAGGGGTCTAATTTGGCCTACAACGGCTTTGTTGGTCATGGGTAATACCTTACCTCCAGAATTGACAGAAACGGCGCTATCGGCTCGTATTGAGGTCTTGCAGGCAAAGCAATAACTGGAGCCATCGGAATACACGGCCTTGGCATCACTGCTGCCGCATTTGTCGCAGGCCTCATGCCTCAAGAATTTGTTTTGCGATGTCGTTTGCATCATCAAAATCCTTTAGTTGAGTAAAATAGTCAAGCATCTGAAGCAATTGATATGCCTGTCTGCGATCAGCACCGATTCTCAGGACACAATCCAAGACATCAGAAATCATAGTTTCGGTGTCCACATTATAACTGACCAACAATTCAGCAATATCATGGACTGTTGAGAAATACATCTGTTCAGTTTCCCACGGCTGCATTTGAGTACCACCTTTCAATATTGAAACATCAATGTTAAAGAATAATTATTAAATAATAAATCATTAGCATCATTAGTGCTATAGAGTAATATAGATAATATTAGCAAGAATCGTGCCAACTTATCCCCATTGCTCTGCCATAGCATCAGCGATGCCTTGAAAAGTTCTTGCTCTTTCTTTTTGCCTTTCCTTTCCTCCTTTGTTAAACCAATTTCCAGGAATCTTAGTGCTCTGCCTCTCTGTCACGATGTTAGTAGGCACTAATTTTGGAAGATTTTTCAACCAAAGACAGGTTTTTTTCTTAAACGGATGGCCATATTCATAAGGTTGGATCGTTTGTGTATAAGCAGGAAGTTCATAAACACTAGATGGAATAGGGTTTTCGATTGCTATCCTTTCAATCGGCGCATTTAATAGGGACATAAAAAAGTCCTTCGCCTCAAGTCCTTTCGAAAACCTTTCTTTGTTTAGTGTTTTTCCAGCATATAACCACCTAGCACCAGCGTTAGACAAGTATGTGCATGGCGGATGAGCGATCATCAAGTCCCATCCATGATCAAGGATGTCCAATACGCTACCTTGATAGTGATCCCCTGACACCTTTGATTCACATGGCAGCAGGTCACACGATAAGGCATAGTGTCCCTTCTTTAAAAAGGCATCTCTGACCCTGCCAGAGTATTCACAAGCGACAAGCACTCTCATGGGATTATCTGTCATAGTAGTGATCGTTATATCCGTCAGCAGCGAATGGGTCATCAGAGTCCTTTTCGAGGTCATCAACGGCTTCGCTGATGTCGTCTAGGTCTGACATCAAGTTGATATTGCCGACCGCTACACAGTCGTTTTTAATCGTTCCAAGGCACCATTTACATAGGCTGACATATTCGCGGCTGAATACACTGCGAACTGATGATTCATAATCAGTTAAGGCTTCGTTGCAGGCACGGCATCGCATTGTGGTGTCCCTTCTTTGTCTTGTTTTTCTTTCAATTCCGATGGTGGCACAAAGCCAAACTTGCGCCATGTTTTCATTACATCAGTCTTTACTGATTCAATGTATTCTTTTTCAGGGTTATCCAACAACCAAGCCATTTTCTTTTTCCTTTTCTTGTTTAATGATTTCACAGACAAATTCGACAATATCGTCATCATTGCCATACCAATTGCCGAAATCGCTATAACCTAACTTGCTGTCGGCAATGTCAAGGATTTCTTTCACTGTCAATTGTGACATTTTAGTGACTCCTGATTAATTTTATCATGCTCCTGGCGTAACTCCACCAATCGCTTTTCTATGTGCTCCCAATAGATCGGGAGATTCTCTTTCTTGGCGTTAGTGACTATGTCGGATAGCCCAAGATAGCAGCCGAATACATTATTCAAGCGCCAGCGTCTGTCGTCCATGTTTTGCTTTCCTTTTCGTTATTGAATGCTTCGCCGATCGCAGCGAGTTAAACCAGCGCCTAAAGTCGCTGATGTAACACCTGCCGGTGTATTCGCACTGCTCGATTCTGATCCCTCCGTAGGTCATGATACGCATGATTCTAACTCTATCGGAATTTCTATCTCATTACCTAATTTGCTGCCGACATAGCACCGCATGGCAGCAATCAAGGGAGTCGGGCCTTGTGCTTCGTTCATTCCAAAGCCAACGGCTAACCATCGGTCTTTTTCTTGGAACAGAATATCAAGCCCTTCCCGCTCGATGATCGGCCCACCTTGTGCCCAATTGGATGAGGGCTCAGGCAAAAAGTGGAGTCGGCGATATTCTCTTAATTGCTCATCCGTATACGACCACATCAACTTTGCCACCGCCCAATCCAATGCCGCACCACTTAAATTACTAGTTTTCATTTTCATTTCAGTCTCCAAGGTTTCATTATTTGGATAACAGCCCCAAGTGCTAACAATAGGCCAGCAATTTGAAAAGCAAGATAAAGGTCAATCATTTTAGAATCCTCGTTTTAAGGCCAATATTAGCCCCATAGCGGCCTTGCTGTAAAGCCGCTATAGGATAACACTAGCCTAGTCTAATCGGCTGCCTGCGTAGGCCTCAATACCGTTATCTTTTAAGACTTTGGCATAAGCCCCTGCGAATGCGGATTTTCGATCAACGGATTGTCCGAATTCGCTTACCCATACGCATAGGCCACTAGGATAATGGGAACGTGCAAGGCCTTGCTTTTTAGCCCATTTCCCGAATGCCGTATTTCCAGGAAATGCAATCCAGGCGAATCCGCAGGCCCCATCATCGATACGATCAATTGGAATCCCTTGATCAATTACGTACATGGGAATCGGCCTTGCATTCTTTCCGGCCTCAATTCCGGCCTTATAGGCCTGATCAATAATTTCCTGATACTTAGCGTATCGGTTAACACGTTCGGCCTTTTCGGCTGCGATTTTTTCCCTAAGTGTGGCGTATTCCATGATTAAACCCCTATTGATTGAATGATTCTATTATAAATATCGGCCTTGCTTTTATAGTACTGATAATCCCGATCATTAGGCGTGAAGTTTTTCCACTGATTCGAATCCCTAAACCTTAGAATATCGGCC